AGCACACGTCGTACCGGTAGTCCATGCTCCCCGGTCATTGACTGTAAGAACAGGTGTACCATCGGGCTTTATCTGTTTGATAACTCCGGTCAAATAAACATTATTCACATATTCCGAATAACCGGACATTTGCAGACCATGAACGGCCAGATTACTCAAATCACCACTTTGGGAAGCGATGTTAGCTGCTGAGATTTCCCAAGTATTCTGTTTCCAAAGCCTACGGGTATAAGTGCGCGTAGTATATGTGGACGTCTGCCTATCAGCATTAGTAAAGCTACCATAGCAGACAAAGTGCATAGCCTGACATGGGTGGAAAGTCAACTTCCAGCGTTCGCTGATAGGACGAAGCTGGTATCTGAATTGCTTGTTGTTACTTCCGGTTATTTCGGTGATGGTGAAATAACAAGTATAGAAACCCGCATATTGAAAGTTGCCGCAACTGTCATCACTGTCTGCAGTAGCATTATCTTCTGCCTTTTCACTGTGAAAGATACCCATGCAAATGTCACCTACATCAATAGCACCGTATTCTCCTTCCTCAAGCTTCAGATATCCGGTTCCGGTCATCTGTAAGTTACCGTCCCCATCCATATCAGGTTCTATTTGCTCGATAATGCCTGCTCCCGGAGCATTCCACTTATCACCGAGTGTGACAGATATCCGGTTATAGCGTAACTCTGGAACTTCAAGAAATCTACGGAGAATAAGGCTTTCCATTTCGCCGTTACCGTTCTCGTCGATCTTGGCACCAAAACCAGTCAGTCCGGAAGCAAAACCTGCCTTACCGAACACTGCACCTGCCAAAAAAGATACAAGAAAAGATGCCTGGTCCGGTTGATCTTTACGGAGAAAGATTTTCGTCAATTCATCCAAAGAAAATTGTGACAACAAATCCAATACCCCCACAAGAATACGACCTACACGTTCAGCGCTATTCTCTCCTGCAAGGGTAGCATTACGCACTTGCAAAGCTAGTTTCCTTAATATATCAAAAGTATCTGCCATTATTCACCCAAAACTCTACACGTCACACGATTGGCTGTTAGTCCCCCATTTCCCCTATATAAAGGGAAAGAGTACCTATTGTCATTCAAATAGCGCACACATTCTTTTAAGTATCGGTCTGCTACAGAAAAAGCATCATTATAGGCCATGAGCTTCTCTTTAAAATCCGGACGTGAAGAATACTCGTTATCCTTATTCATAAATCCTAAACGGGTAACATTACCATCCCCATTCTTCACTATACGAGCATAGGTATAATAGGCTAATGCCGTTTTCAACCCTACAAAAGAACGTTTTTCACCATATCCTGCATCATAAGAACCACCATTAAGCAACTCATCATAATTCTCTTGGTGTTCTTTTACATCTAAAAGTAAAGCATCACCCAAAGCTAATTTCAAATCAATGTTCTCCGACTCCCTGATATATGTCTCTATCTTTTCCGCATCGATATGCACTGACATCGTACGGGCTAGCTTAGAGACTTCATCCGTTGTTATTAGATACTGCTGCATTCCTTACGTATTTAAGAGGTTGTACACTAAAGTCATTAGATGGATTAACAGATTCATACCAATGCTCAAAAATCTTCTGAAAAGCACGTTCAATCATTCGCTGTTGTTTTGATACAATAGAGTTATAATACTCAAATGCATCTTCCAATATATCACCGGAAAAGCCCACCTTACCAATACGAATACAGTACCAAGGTTCTTGTCCGAAGGCAGAATAAATACGTTCTACCACACTGGCATCAGTCACAGTAAATTCTTTATCATAATTTTTAGAGCTGATATCCACAAACTCCGGCTTTTCTTCATCAGATTCTAAAGTTACTTCCAATATTTTTGCAGCATTAGTATCTCCTTGAAGTTGTATAACGGTATCTGAAAAGCCTGTATCTTCGCTTAGCTTATCTTCTCTTATCGGATTCCCTTCTTCATCAAGATGTACCGAAGAAACACCTTTCTTGGTAACAATCATTCCAGAAGGCATAAAATTACAGCGAACATTACGATATTTTACATTTGCAAGCCCTTCATCCGTACTCATTTCCGTAATCACCCGGTCAGCCCTTCCGACAGGATACACAAATTTTCCAGTGTTACTAATCCACAATATCTGTCCTTTATAGTTTTCAATTCCCCCTGCAGCACGAATCTGTGCATACACCACTTCTTTACAAGGATTAAAAACATCGATGAACTCTACATTCTCTTGTACAACTTTAATAGCCTTACCCTTACGAGTTTTCTTTCCTGTCCAATCTGGATGAACCGCAATCTTTGCAATATATCCGGTTTCATCTTCCTCTAATAAACGGCAATTCTCAAAGGGGACATGCTGTATCTCTACTATATCAGCAAACATATTATAGTTTACATGTATTGCTATCCCATCATAATCTGCGACATCCCTACATACAAAAGCATGGATATCATCTGCTGTATCACCACGACGATTAACTACATATTCAGAAAAAGTGACCTCACGAAAACCATTCCCTTCTATAAAATTGGCATAACGTTCCGTACATTCACTACCCGTTGAACTCGCAGCGATGATATTCCTTAAATGTTGAGGATATAGATTATCATCACCATAGCTTTGGATGCCAAGATTACGTAAATATCCCGTATCAACACGCCTATTACTTTTCTTCTTTAAATCATTTACATTCATCGTTTCGTGAGGTCATTTATTATTCTGCCGTTTCTTGTTTTAATTCAAAAAGGGATTGAGCCTTTTTTATATGGGCATCCAATAATTTAGAAGTCACCTTCTTTCCATCTATTTGATAGGTTTTAAATGCATCTTTTACAATTTTGACAGTCGCACCTTCCACTTGGAAAGCTTTCACCAATTCTGAAACTAAAATCTCATCCAAAACCGTAACAGGATTCTTGCGTTTTTCAACCCTTTCCTCCCAATCAGAAGGCGTTAAAGCAAAAAAAACTATCCCTTTAGGATTTCCCGCAAGAAATCTTTCTGCCGCTTCATCAGTTAGATTATCATTGGTATACATTTCACCACTCCCAAAGCCAGCCTGGAGTAAAACACCATTTTTCAATGCATAATTTGATTTTTCTTTCATCTTTCCGTATTTTTTTAAATATGAATACATCTCAATCACAGCATCACGATAGCAATCACCACATGAAGTTCTAATAAAAGTTCGTCCGAAGACTTCATGATACATTACTTCAATGTCTGATTTATCAGAAGAAGAGAGGGGGAGTTTATCCCCCAACTCTTTCAATTTATCAACCACTTCTAAAACTGTCATACCTCTACTCTGCCGGTTCGGCCGTTAAAGTATTAATAGCAGTTTTAGTAGCTTCATAACTTGTTTTATACAAGAATAAAGCTGACTTTGGAGCTTTCTGTTCTTCAAGTGTTACGGTCCATCCGCCTTCTGTATCTTCACTATACTTATTGTTTTCAATAGTAGTAGCTGTAAGACCTTGATAATATCCAAAAACCTGAAAAGCGGCATCGCCCGGATTTGCTTCTTTTTGTAACCCCTTATATTTATTTTCCAACACTACAACGTAAGAACCGTTAGCTAAGCCGTCAATAATATCTGCACAAACATCCGGATCATTAGCTAGAATCACAAGTACAAGAGTGTTTGTGAATGAATTGCGATATGTACCAGTAGCCAAAGCTGTGGTAGTTCCTGTAAATGGAGCCTTTCCTGGTACAATAACTTTATATGCTTTCTTTCCCGTCTTCATGGCTAGTGTCTCAATCACATTCTTACGGGTAGAATTGAATAGTGTTGCAGCAAAGTCTACATCTGCACGATTCATTATCACACCTTCCTGCTCCAAACCTTGTACAACCAGGTCATCACAAGACGGAGAAATATCTTTCTTCAAAATATCATCGCATACTCCCATAAATACCTCCTTTCCTAATATGCAACTTGTACCAGATTATCCTCGCCAATCATAGAACCAAGTTTACCTGTAGAATAGATATAATTCTTACGGGATTTTCTTTCAAACCAGATATCAAGGTCTGACATAGGGTTATCACCTTCACAGCCGTACATCAGATTGTCCGGAGAACACAGAACAGCACGATGGGGAAGATTCAACTTGGTTTTATCATTCTGATATGCTTGGATAAATCGATCCCAAATTGAGCATTTTACAACTGTAACACCGTCATACTCCCCTACTTCAAGTCCGTCAAAAATAACTTTCCAAGGCATAATAACCTTATATTTTTCTCTCACGTCACGAGATAAAGAATCACACAATGATTTCGTAGCAAAAATTGCATGTCCGGACTTTTGGAAAATACGGCTATCCGCATCTTCAAGCATTGCATCAAATATAGAAGTTGCAGCACCCAATTCTTTCATTTTGGATTTTTGCAAAGCATAAGATGCTTCAGCATTGGCTGATATGACAGTATGCTGGCCAGCATTAGCTGTACATATAGCAAACAGACGTTTAAAGAAACCGTCACATGTTTTAAACAATTCAACATTCAAACCATCTGTAATTTGCCCTGAACTTTCAACATTGGCAGCATCCTTATCTCCAAACCAAGTAAAGCGCCACAACATTTTCATCATTGCTTCCGTTAGCTTCGGAAGGACGATTCCATCCATATACTCAGTAGAAGTAAGGTCCGCAATATTAGTACCGGTTTTTAGGCAATATTTAGCAATAGTGTTTTCCAAATCCTCATAACACATTTCCAATGGAACTTGCCAATCACCAATTTCCCAAACCTTTTGGGCTGCAGCAATAGCCACCTTTTGATATGTAGGATCACATCCAGAGCCTGCGATACCCACATCCTCCATTTCACCAATAAAACCAACTTTCTTGCCATTGGTCACTTTAGGCATGAACGTCATAAAACGCTCCATATCCTCATTCTGAAAGACTGTCAATTCAATCAAGTCTTTCAAATCCTTCACCGCCTGATTGTCCGGTGTCAATTTTGAAAAATCTAAAATAGGCATACTCAAATCTCCTTTCTTTACTTTTTAGCTCGCTTTTCTCTTTCTTCTCTCAACTTCCTCTGAATAGGTGTTTCCTCTGCACTGGCCTGAGGATCAACAGTTGTCTTAAAAGTCTGGGCACGTAAAGAAACCCTGTAGGTTGAGCAATGCTTCGCCAACCAATTTTCCCCACCTGCCATCTTTACAGCATTCAGAATCTTATTGTCCTCAACTGTACGGGAGTTAACTTTCAAAGCCGCATTTTCCGCTTCAAGTTCTTCAATGCGTGCCTTCAAAGCCTCAATCTCCTCATCACCATTTTCTTCCTCCTGATCTTTAATCTCTGTAATTACTCCATCGGTTACGATGATAGTCTTCCCATCAGGCATAACATGTTCACCGTCAGGAGACGCGGCATCCCCGACTTGCGGTTCTCCCTCTTCACGTTCCACCGTCAGTATATTACCTTCGGCGTCTGTCAACTCCATAGATATTACTGGAATATCCTCAATCTTTTGATAGCCACATTTGGCAAGCAATTTATCAATGATAGATTGCTTCACTGTCACTTGTTTTTCTTTGTTCATTTTTTTACTATTAAGTTTATAATCGATTCCTTTTGCTGTAGTTGGGACAAGAACAGCAGATATAAATCCTAATTGTTTTGCAACCTCTCCACCAAACCATGTTTCTTTATTCATTTGAGTTTCCAACACGTTTGGCTCTGTCCCTGTCCTTTCAACATAGACTGCTAACATCTTAGCTTTTTCCGTTTCCAAACTTGATTTAAGGGTTTCTATCGTTTCAAGGTCTAAGACATCGTCATACTTTGCCAAATATGGTTTGTGAATGAGAAACTTTGCATGGGGATAAGCCTTTCTGCGTTCCAGCGGTGCAGACAGTAGAATAATTGTCGCCATAGAAGCACATCTTCCAACAACAGTACAAGAAATTTCCTTACCCGATGCACGTAATGCATCATAAATTGCATACCCCTCAACAGTATCACCACCACATGAATGTATTTCAATGTCGATTGTAGGGTCAGCCGGGTCAAGCCATGAAAGAAAATATTGAATATCTGGAAACGAAAGCCCTTCATCGCCGGTCAAATACCAACTCTCCAGTTTATCTCTATCAGCTACAATGTCCTTATTAATGTATAATTTTGCCATACTACATAATTGTTTGTAACAAAGGTAGAAAACAGAATACGGCTTGAAGAATATAAGAAGTTTATTCCACTGACACGCTATGTCAGTAACTTTTAGCAATAACAAGAAAAGTTCTGATAAAATTAAAAGACATGCATTTATAGATTAAAATATGAAAATTCCCCCATTCTTACCTTGCATTTCCAAAATCAAGGCAAAAATAGGGGAATACCTCTGTTTCAGCTTACAAATATCAATAAGACTAATTCACCTTTCTATTTTCAAATAGTCTTTTGTTTCTATATTACTTTATTTCCCAAAATCGATACCCAGAAGCTTCATTATAAAAGGAGCTATATCCGTTTGTTTCATAACTGGTAATTCCTTTTTCTCAATCCCGCATCCAAATGCTACTAATGTCGTAGGGTCAATGCCTGATAGATAGCCATGCTTACCTCCAAACTTCTCTATAACATCCGCTCCGGTACGAGCAGTAGCAACAGCTACTCCTTTTACGGGCTCCAACGCAAACGCCACTTCTGGGTCACAC